ATTTCCAGAAGAAACTTTATAGAGCACTTGGTGTTCCTGAGTCTAGAATTGCTACCGATGGTGGATTTAATTTAGGACGTTCATCTGAAATATTAAGAGATGAACTTAAGTTCTCTAAATTTGTAGGACGTTTAAGAAAACGTTTTGCACATATGTTTACAGATATGCTTAAGACTCAGTTAATTCTGAAGAATATTGTAAGTCCAGAAGATTGGGAAGTGCTAAGTGAGCACATCCAATATGACTTCATTTATGATAATCAGTTTGCTGAACTCAAAGAAACTGAGATGATGAATGAGCGTTTAGCTACGCTTGCTACCATCGAACCTTATATTGGAAGATTCTATTCACAAGAGTGGGTTCGTAAGAATGTTTTACGTCAAACTGACGGAGAAATGATCGAACAGGATGAGCAAATCGAACAAGAAATTAAAGATGGTATAATACCAGATCCTAATGCAATTGATCCAATAACTGGAGAACCATTACCACAAGAAGGTGAAATGGATACCATGGGAGAACTTCCTATGGATCCAGAAATTGATGGTGGAATTACTAATGCACAGTTAGGAAAAGACACTAAGAAGGCAGAGATATAAATAAAGAATAGGATTATATTAATTTTTATGGAAGAACTTGTCAATTTGATAGCCACTGATTCATCAGCTTCTGATATTAGTGACCAAATAAAAGATGTATTATTTGCCAAAGCAGCTGAAAAAATAGATGCTCAAAAGGCAGCTGTAGGTACTTCAATGTTTGATACTGATACACCCGAAACAGAAACAGAAACCGAACCCCCTGAGGATCAAGAATAATGGCCAACATTACCCAAGTATTAGGTGCAGAAGCAGCATTACCTACATCTACTGGTACTGCTAGTAGTATTACTAACGCACCAATAGTTCGTCTTTATAATTCACACGCAAGTAATGATTATCTGGTAAGTGTTGTAGCAAGTCAGGGTGGTGCTGCTATTGGTTCTTTTACGATGCCAGCTCAATCAGTTGAGTATTTACAAAAAGAGTATACTCAATGTATTTTTGCAGAACACGCCTCTGTATTATGTGCCAAAGTAGGATTTACTAATTAAGAAGATGAAACTCATTACCGAAGAAATTTCAAGCGTTAAGTTTATCACCGAAGGAAAAGGTGCTAAAAAGAAAATGTATATTGAGGGAGTTTTCCTGCAAGGGGATCTCAAAAATCGTAATGGGAGAATGTATCCTGTAGCAACTCTTGCAAAAGAGGTAGGCAGATACAATGAGTCTTTTGTTGCAAAAGGCCGTGCTGTTGGTGAACTTGGTCATCCTGATGGCCCTACAGTAAACCTTGATCGTGTATCACATAAGATTGTTGATCTTCATAGAGAAGGAAATAATTTTATTGGTAAGGCACAACTCCTAGAAACACCTATGGGTAAGATTGCAAAATCTCTTATCAATGAAGGTGTTACACTTGGTGTTTCTTCACGTGGTATTGGAACATTAAAAGAAGATCGTGATGGTCTTAAGGTTGTTGGTGAAGATTTTCAGTTAGCAACTGCTGCCGATATAGTCGCTGATCCTTCTGCACCTGATGCTTTTGTTAATGGAATCATGGAAGGAAAAGAGTGGATTTGGGAAGGTGGAACCCTTCGTGAACAGTTTGTTGATGAAACAAAGAAGAGAATTAACACTCTAGTTGATCAAAGAGCTCTTGAAGAGCATAAACTAAACTTATTTAATGATTTCTTATCAAATCTTTAAGTTCTATAAATAAATACAGATTAATCAAAATATCTAAAAATGTCCGTTGGTAACGATTTACAAGAAATGGAAAACGTAGTAAACAAAAATGCTTCGCCTGGTGATCCAATGCAAAAAGGCCCAAGTGGTGCTAAAACACCTGGGAACACTGCACAAATAGAGGATCTAGGCGGCCCTACACCAGAGAATTACAAAACTGATGATAATTCAGCTAAGTTAAACACACCTGGTAAAACTCTTAAACAAGTTAGAGATGTTGTTAATGCCAAGGCAACGCCTGGCGATCAAGCAATGCCTACTATGAAAAAAGAGGAAGAAGAGAAGCCTGAAGATCAGGTTGTTTCTGAAGAGGAAACTACTGAAGAGGAAATCGTTGCCGAGGAAGAGACTTCTGAAAATGAAGTAGTTGCTGAAGAAGAGACTACTGAAGAGGAAGTTGTTGCCGAGGAAGAGGAAGTTACTGCAGAACTTAACATCGAAGAAGATGTTGCTGCTTTATTCGAAGGAGAAGAACTTTCTGAAGAATTCCAAGAAAAGGCAAAAACAATTTTTGAAACCACAATCAAGTCCAAGGTTTCACAAATTACAGAAGAACTTAAGAAAGAGTTTGAGCAAGCTTTAACTGAAGAAGTTTCATCTATCAAAGAAGAAATCGAAGATAGAGCAGATGCTTACCTCGAATATGTCGCTGATGAGTGGGTTGCAGAAAATGCACTTGCAGTAGAACAAGGACTTAAGACAGAAATGACAGATTCCTTCTTAACTGGGATGAAGTCACTATTTGAAGATCATTATGTATCAATCCCTGAAGAAAAATATGATGTACTTAATAGTATGGTAGAAAAACTTGATGAAATGGAAGGAAAACTCAACGAGCAAATAAAGAATAATGTTGCTCTTAATAAGAGATTAGCCGAATCCTCCGCAGACGCAATTTTTGCAGAAGCTACTGAAGGTCTAGCACTTTCACAAAAGGACAAACTTGCTACTCTTGCCGAAAATGTTGAGTTTGATAGTGAGGAAACATACCGTGAGAAGCTAGTTACTTTAAGGAAGTCATACTTCCCAGAAAATGCTGGCGTTCAGAGAGACAATTCAGAGAATTTATCTGAAGGTACTAAGGCACCTCAAGCAGCACCGTCTGGCTTGATGGAAGGATACCTACAGACATTATCTCGTGTCGCTAAAAAATGATTTTTTTGTTATAGATCAAACTTTTAAACTTTAAAAAGGTAAAAACAAATGCAAATGTTCAATGCTGAACAACTGCAGGAGAAGTGGGCCCCCGTCCTAGACCATGATGGTATGGGAGATATAAAAGATTCTCATAAGAGAATGGTTACCGCAGTTCTTCTGGAGAACCAAGAAAAGACTTTAAAAGAGGAATCTGAATTCCTCGGAGAAGCAGCACCTACCAATAATACAGGTGGTGTTTCAAACTTCGACCCAGTGCTTATTAGCCTGATTCGTCGTGCAATGCCAAATTTGGTCGCTTATGACCTTGCTGGTGTTCAACCAATGAATGGTCCTACTGGACTTATCTTTGCAATGCGTTCACGCTACAACAATCAGAGTGGCGATGAGACATTCTACAACGAAGTAGATTCCGCATTCTCAGGTATCGGTACTGATAAAAACACCTTCTCTGGAGGAGACGGCTACGTTGCTGGATCTAACGGCGGTGGAGTTGGTATTGGTACAACTTTACAACAGGGTAGCAATCCTGGTGCACTAGACGGCACAGCTGGTATTAGTGCTAGTGACTCTGACACCTACAACGTCGGTGAAGGTATGACCACTGCTAGTGCAGAAGGTCTTGGAACCGATGGAAATGGTTTCAACGAGATGGCATTCTCAATCGAGAAAGTCACAGTTACTGCTAAGTCACGTGCTTTAAAGGCAGAATACTCACTTGAGCTTGCTCAGGACTTGAAAGCAATTCATGGATTGAATGCAGAGGCAGAACTTGCCAACATTCTTTCGACTGAAATCCTTGCTGAAATTAACAGGGAAGTCATTCGTACAATCTATAACGTTGCTGTTCCTGGTGCTCAGACAAACGTTGCTACTGGTGGTACATTCGACCTTGATACCGATTCTAATGGTAGATGGTCAGTTGAGAAGTTCAAAGGACTTATCTTCCAGATCGAAAGAGATGCCAACGCTATCGCACAGCAAACTCGTAGAGGAAAGGGCAATATGATCCTTTGCTCCGCAGACGTTGCTTCTGCTCTAACAATGGCTGGTGTACTTGATTATACACCTGCTCTTAACGCTAACCTTAACGTTGATGACACTGGCAATACATTTGCTGGAACTCTTCAAGGTAAGTATAAGGTATACATTGACCCATATGCTGGTGGATTCAACGGATCTGCTGCTGGTGCTCAGTACTATGTTGCTGGATACAAGGGTACTTCACCTTATGACGCTGGATTATTCTATTGCCCTTACGTTCCTCTACAGATGGTTCGTGCAGTGGGAGAGAATACTTTCCAACCAAAAATCGGGTTTAAGACTCGTTATGGTATTGTTGCTAACCCATTCTCACAGGGTGCTACAACTACTAATCCTGGTGCAATCATCAGAAATAGTAATAAGTACTATAGAAGAGTTAAGGTACAAAACCTTATGTAAGAAGAAAGGAAATATTCCTTTATTCATCAAGAGGACTCTACGGAGTCCTCTTTTTTTATCTAAATATTTTTGGAGACCTGTGTTCTATTATGCCATATCATATTAAAAAAGAAAGTATTTTAGGTTCTGCTATTCCTACTGGTGGAGTGGAATATTATACTGGAGATAATGCTTGGAGTAATGATTACTCTAAAAGAAAAGTATATTCCAATCAAGCAGATGCAGACGCACAAAAAAATACAACAGTAACAACAAGTTTAGGAATTACCTATCAACCTAAGTGGTGGGCTAATGCAACTGTTGTAAGTGAATAAATAACAATAAAAGTAGTATTACCATGAAACCTACACCGAAACAGTATAAAGAGGCTGTTGACAGACATGATAAAATAGTAAA